AATGAGAGTAAGCAAAGGAAATGTTGCTGACATAGTAACTATCCTTCGTATTATAACTTACAAGATTCAACCAAAAAACTACTACGATAAAACATTTAAGTTTTATCAATATCGATTCGGTGGCAAGTCGTATCTCAAGAATCCGAAAGATTTACTTGAAACTGGTCGCACATTTAGTGATAGAGAAGTTGTGGAGTATGCAGGTGTCGCATCATTCCGTAATTATCACGAATATGTGAACACAAAAGACACCACATTGGATTCATTGGTATGTCCAGTATCAATGGAGATTATAGAGAAAAACAGACTGCTCGAAGTGAAAGAAGGTCGGATTCACTTCATGTTCGAGGAGACACAAAAGGAGAATAAAAATGGCAATTGGATTCAACCAAACCAAGGGCTCAGCCCAAAAAGAAAAAATTGAAACTTATAACTATGCAGGTAAAGAAGACCATCATGTAAGACTTGTTGGTGACTTATTACCTAGATATGTCTATTGGATTAAAGGTGAAAACGGGAAGAATATTCCTATGGAGTGCTTATCTTTTGATAGAAACTCAGAAACTTTTAATAACAAAGAACATGACCATGTTCGTGACTTTTACCCTGACTTAAAATGTGGATGGTCTTATGCCGTTCAGTGTATTGACTACGCCGATAAATCAGTAAAAGTTCTTAATCTAAAAAGAAAACTATTCGACCAAGTAATAGTAGCCATGGAAGAGTTGGGCGACCCAACAGACCCAGTCACAGGATATGATATCCATTTCAAAAGAAAGAAGACTGGCCCACAGGTATTTAATGTCGAGTATCAATTACAAGTTTTAAAGTGCAAACCAAGAGAACTTGAAGATTGGGAAAAAGACTTAGTTGCAAATCTAAAGTCTATGGACGATGTCCTACCAAGACCTACTGCTGATGCACAGTTAGAGCTTCTAAGAAGAATCAATAACGAAGAAGGCTCTGTTTCTGAAGAAATTTCAGAGGAGTTTGACGTATCATGATTGGAGTAGGTGAGAAGTTTCCTGCATTTACTTTGCAGGGTGTTAATGAAAATAATGAGTTTGTACAAGTATCAGTTACTGAGCATTATGAACCATTGAAACATGACTTTACAGTAGTCTACTTCTATCCTAAAGATTTCACTTTTATCTGCCCTACAGAAATTGCAGGTATGGATATATTAGTTGATGAAGCTAATGTAATCGGTATAAGTGGCGACAATGAGTTCTGTAAATTAGCTTGGAAACAAGATAATGAACTCATTGGCAACATCAAACACTCTTTAGCTGCAGATTGCGGTTTAGGACTGTCTTCTAAACTTGGAATAGTAAACGAAGAAGCAGGTGTTTGCTATAGAGCCACATATATCATAGATAGAAATGATATTGTACAGCACGTAAGTGTAAATGCACTTGATACAGGCAGAAATGCCAACGAAGTACTTAGAACTCTACAAGCAATTAAAGCTGGTGGATTAACAGGTTGTGAATGGCAACCAGGCGAGGACTTCGTTGCCTAGAAACGCATACGATTTTTATCCAACTCCTGAGTGGTGTTACGAAAAACTCCCTATTGATTGGAGTCAATTTAAGACTGCGCATGAACCATGCAAAGGAGATGGCAGAATAGTATCTTTTCTACAAAACAAAGGAATCAAGACTTCTTGGACAGAAATTCAAGAAGGCAAAGATTATTTTGAGTGGGATGGTGAGGTAGATTTAATCCTCACCAATCCACCCTTTAGTATTGCAAGAGAATTTATTGAGCACTCCATAGCGTGTGCTTCAACAGTAATCATGTTATTAAGAATTAATTTTTTAGGAAGCCAAGCAAGACATGATTTTTGGAAACAATTTACACCTGATGGGCTGGTCGTACTTAGTAAAAGACCTTCATTTACAGGCAGTGGAACTGACTCTACTGATTACGCTTGGTTTATATGGTCAGACATAAAACAATTACATGGACTTAGGTGGATTAAATGATTTTATTTACAGCAGATTGGCATATTAAATTAGGACAAAAAAATGTCCCCACAGCATGGGCTTGTGCTAGATATCAAATGTTTTTTGAACAAGTGCAAGATGCTATTGACGAACATAATGTTTCC